ATAACTATGCGATCCAACAGAATCAATACCTGGCTGACCAAGCTTACAATATGCGAGCTCGGGACCTTGGACTTCAAACACAACAGAACTACATCAACATCAACAAGCCTATCGCTACTCCTAACGTCCTTGGGACAATGCTAGGGGCAGCCACGACGAGCCTTGGGACATACGCAGACGCTAAGCAACTACAGGCACGTCAACTTTCTTCAGCACCCACAACAACTACTGACTAATGAAACGCAGAGATTTATTTACCAAGCCAGACCGTGAGCAGGTGCCATTCAACTTGAGTGCTCCTGCGATCACAGGGAAACCCTTTCAGGCAGGTCAGTATTCGGTGGCCGTGCAAGCCCCCGTGCCTGCCTCACAGACGTCTCTGGGGAAACTAGCAGCAACGCTAGGGCAGATAAATCCAGCAATCAAAGCGTATGGGCAAGCAGAGCAAGCCACAACAGACCTCCAAAAGACTATGTTCGGGCTCGACTTTGCTCAGATGACTGAAAAGGAGAAGGAGTTAGCAGCACAAAGACTTAAAAGCGAAGAGAAGTTCAACAGTAAGCTACGCGGCGAGGGCTACGAGCTTAACCCAGTCGCAGAGATATACGCTAAAGAACTCATAGGGGCAGACAAGGCCGATGAGTATATGGCCTTTATTGAGGAGAACAAAGCCCAGTATATTGAAGACGAGGTAGTTGTTAAAGGACGCAAACCAAGCCCAATGCAGATCAATGAGTTTGTTGAGGGCCTTACCACACAATTCAAAGAGGCTAACCCAGACACAATGTCTGACCCACTGATGCTTGCTGGGTTCATGCGAAGCACAGCAGACTACCGTAACCGGGCAAGCGTTCAGATCGCAAAGGAAGCTTCGGACAGTCACAAGAACGGAGTGCTTATCCCTCAGGCAGCTAAGGCGTTGAGTAGAGTTTCAACGCTTTCAGATATGAAAGTCCCTACTCTTGATGGCAAGTCCGCGTCAATGAGCGCACAAGAACGGAATGCTAGGTATCAAGAAGCTTGGACGAAGACCGGCCCACTTACCGCTGCTGACCAGAAACTAGTCTTACAAAGCTGGCTAAACTCAATGAAGCCAGGACTAGCGCAGGTAAAACTTGAAGAGCTCGCTGAGTCGGGCATCAAGGTAGGCAATGAGCCCCTTAGGTCTTATGATCCTATTGGGGACAGTTACTACAACAACCTACAAGATGAGCTTGAGGATAAAGACATCGAAGAGCGTAAGGCACAACAATCTGAAGATAATTTAGTCAAGAATGAGAAAGCGAAGGAGTTTCAAAAGCTGTTTGACTCTGAAGAGTATCGAGAGCTTTCTTATGCAGAGAAGCAAGAGTATCAAGAAAAGCTAGAAGATGAGATTGATAATATAACAGATGGGGACGAGCAGGCATTAACCTCAGAGGCTTTCAGGGTGATTAGACAAAGGGAAGCAACAGAAAGAGACCGAGGGGTAGCCACAATAAGGAAGGTAGCAGGCAGATCAGGCACAGACAGTCTTGTGTCTTTTCAGAACCAAGGTTTACAAGAACTTCAGAAAGAGGCAGATAACTTCATTAAAACTAACGGGATCAAAGAGGAAGACCCTGCTTATGGCCTAATCAAAGGGTTTGTTGAACTTGAAAAAGGAGATTTAGTGACAGGTGGTTTTGATGTTGGCCCTCCTCAGAGCAAAACCATTGAAATGATTGGGAAGTTCAAAAGGGATTTCAATTCATTCATGACTGACCTACAGGAAAGACTTTTCGACGCTAAAGGAGGCGAGTCGCTTTCCATAGGAGATAAAACTTATAATATTTCGGACGAGAGGACATTAGAGAGTAAGCAGAATATATTAGATGAGGCACTTCTCTCTGAACGCACAAGGCTTCTCGAAGAGATCAAGACTGAGTTCAAAAGTCTTATAACTGAGAACAAGAAGGAACTTGATGAGAGGGCAGCGGTAATAAAAGAAGAAGGAGAGAAACCAGAGCGTATTGCTACGCTTCAAGCGGCCAGAAAAGAAGACTTAGACAATTTTAGTATTTACCGAGAAGGGCTCGGAAGAAGCTTTACCAAGCGAGGATCTTATATGCGCCCTGTTGAAGGTCAACCTGGAGTTTTTGTTGGTGGGTCTAATTTTTCAAAAATAAGGACACAACCTGACGTAGTTACCCAAACTAAAGTATCAGCGTCTCAAATATTAGGAAACGCTTATGCGGCCAACGATGTGATGAAAGAAATTGATTCGTTCACAGCAGGCTTATCTAATGGGGCTTACCAAAAAAGAGACGCAAAGATTTTGTTTGAGTCTGTAAGGAGTCACTATGCTAAAACTAAAAAATACCTTAAATCAGATTACGAAAACTTTTTAGAGAAAATCCATAAAGAATGGGATTTTGTTCCCGGTTTAGGTAATGATGACAGGAATCAACTTGATCTAGCAGCTAAAGCAATCTTAAGCAGTAGAAGGTTCGCAGGATACAATCCTTCTGAGGTTTTAAAATCAATAGAAAAAGGAAGCATCCCAGAAGGCGTAGACATCATGGGAGAGACCACTGATGGTGTATCTTTCTTTGAGAATGAACTTCTAGGTGAGAACACAGACGGAAGAGCGCTCACAATTCTCAACTACGACAATAAAGAAGAACTACAACCAATTGCAGATAAGCTCGGCGTTTCTGTAGATACTCTTGATGAAGCACAAAAGCGGGGTCTTGAGTATTACCAAGGAGAGACCACACCTGAAAGAGTCAAGAAGCTTCAACAGACAATTAAAAGGGAAGACAAACCTCTTAGGGAAACAATAGAAACACAGCCCGAACGTAAGGCTCCATTTAAAGTACCTACAGTCCCAAGCTTGGGGGACCTTAAGGTAGACACAAAAGTATCTACAATAGAAGAACAAGAAGGACCACCAGAACCCACGGACGTTAAAGTAGGCACAAGAATATCTACAACAGAACAACTTCAGCTACCTCTAGAACAACAAGGAAATACTAACAAAATAACTATTCCTAAAGACAGTAAGATAGGGAAACCTATCCAGAACTTAAAATCTTCCTTTGAGAAGGCAGGCGCTAAGTATAATGTTGACCCAGCGTTCCTTATGGCAATAGCAATCATGGAGACGGGTCATGGTAAATCGAGCGCATTTAGAAACAAAAGGAATGCAATGGGAGTGACCGATGGGGACATCGTAAGAACCTTCCCGACCGTTGGGGCCTCTATTAACCACATGGCTAAGACACTGGCTAATCCTAACGGACCATACAAGGGCCTGACTACTGTGGATGAGATAGCTACAGAATATTCCCCCGTAGGCGCTGATAATGACGTTAATGGGACTAATGCACAGTGGCCTAAGATAGTTAAGAAACTGATGAAACAACTTAATCGAGAAGATGTTGACAACCTTACTGTTGTAACCCGTTCTCCTAAAAAATAATTTAATACACACCAAAAACAAACATGGCTATAGATCCTACTTCACTTGATGCCTTTGCTAGCTCAGGGGCTCGTTCAATGGACGATGAAACCCCAGAACAGGAGTTCTTTTCCTTATCAGACACACTTGCAGCACCCTTTCGAGGTGTTGAGGGAGGCGTCAAAGGGCTATACGACTTCGCCGACTTCGTGGTAGGCGATGTTCTGCCTGACTACGACACACGATTGCTTGGAACATCCAATACAATGGCGGGTGGTTTCATAGAAGGAATGGCACAGTTTGCTACAGGGTTTGTTCCTGGTGTAGGTGTATTAGGCAAAGTGGGCCGTTTAGCTAACGCTAGGAAGTATCTAGGGGCAAACGTAGCTAATAAGATTGCGCGAGGAGGCAAATTGTCCCACCAAGAAGCTAGGAAGCTTGCTAAGAATACCAAGTTAAGACGCTTCGGGGATAACTTAGCAGCAGGAGTGGCAACTGACTTCTTAATGTTTGACGCTCAGGAAGAACGCCTAAGTAACCTGTTGTATCAATACCCAGACCTACAGAACCCAGTCACAGAGTATCTTCAAGCGACTGATGAAGACGGGGAGATTGAAGGGCGATTTAAGAACGCCTTAGAGGGAGTCTTTATTGAGGCAGGAGTAGGGGCTATCCTTGCTCCGTTTATCTCAAGTGTGAAGATGATTAAGAACCGTAACAAGAAGATTGCGGAGGGTAAATCACCAGAAGACGCTGTGGATGAGGCGATTGCAGAAGGCAGTGAGGATGCTGTTAAGTTTGACTATGGGAAGCTTGATGACCCCCTAACAGGGATCAAAGGGCAGTCTGCTACGAAATCGACCCCTGAGGAGATGGAAGAATTCATAACAGAGAAGGGACTAACACTAGATGACTTTATTATTGATGAGACTACGGGGCGGTTAGATTTTGCTACAGCAGGCGCAGGAGGACGTAAAGCCAGCGCTGAAGATGTATATAATTATATAACAAAAGCAAGTAATGATGACTCTGCTGTAATTGAACTTAGTAAGTTCCGAGTTGAAGGAGAAACGGGATCTTTAGGGTTTATTGATAGAATTATTTCTTCAATAGATGAAGGGAAAGGGACATATAACAAAGATACTTTAAATCAGGTTAATCTATTAAAAACATTAAGAGATAGGTTTGGAGATACCTTAGGAAAGGTTGATATAGAAGTAGGAAAAGAAGGAAGGGCGTATTACTCCCCTAACGCTGTGTCCTCACGGAACGAATATAACTCTAATGTTCAACTTTATGACAATGATAAGTTATCAACAGTAGTTCATGAGTATATTCACTCTCTTTCTACTGATATTATTTATAAGAATTTTTACGTTAGAGACGCAAAAGGGAAAGCTGTTAAGGGCTCTGCATACTTAGATGAACTAGGAAAACTAGTAAAAACAGGTAAGAATGCGAAGGGAGAGCAAGTCCCCGCTTCACTTCGAGAGCTAGGAGATCTCTACTTAACGGCGGTAGATCGGCTGGGACAATCAGCACTATTACGTCAAGGAGGTAAGAAAGGGGCTGCCGGAGTTCCTGATGAGGTTATGGGTAAAGGTGCTCAATATGGCCTTGGTAACATCCATGAGTTTATCACACAGGCTTTCATGGACCCTCAGTTCCAACGGGAACTAGCTTCAATAACAATCACTAAAGGTAAGAAGCCTGCTACTGTATACACAAAGTTTAAGGAGTTGATTACTAAGATACTTGGGTTTAAACCTCAAGAGTCCTCTATGCTCGATGAGGTATTGTCTGTTAGTAATTCAGTATTTAGGGACAATGAAACCTTTAGAATGTCAGGCAAAAACCCTGAGACAGTATCAGGAAGGTATACCCCTATAGATGCCTACGATGAAATTAGTGGCCTTGAGCAAATGAGTATATCGGGGTCAGGGGCTAAGTTTGAAAAGGGCTTAGGGTTCTTGATGAACGCTGCCACTAAGTATAAGGTTAAGATTAACAAAGAGTTTGCAAAGCAAGTTAAAGAACTTAGCGGGACTGACCTTTATCGAGGAGTTTCTGAAGGTAAACTATCTGAAGCCTTTGAAAAGGCAGGAGTAGACTTTAAGAAAAGTTTACAAATAATGGATGAAGTAGACCGGGTATTTAATAGCACAATACGCAAAGCAAGGGATGCTCGTGAAGATTCTGTCAAAGCTAATGTTATCAAATTTGATGATAAAGTTAACATCGACAATTATCAGTTTAAGGCTACTAAGTATAAAAGAGGCACTAAGAAGTCTGGGCTTAAGCAATTTGATTCGTTTGAAGTCAAAGTTATTTCACCAAATGGTGACGTTATAAATACCTATAGACGCAAAGCTGTATCTGAAGAATCAGCAATAGGATTTGCAATGACGAAAACAAGAGAGAATGCGTTTGGTAAAAACAAGAAACAAATCATCACTCAAGTTCGCAATGGTAAATTCTTAAGAAAGGCAGCTTCTGATGCCAACATCACCTTAGACATCAAGGAAATAAAAGAAGGTAACGGACGGCCTGACCATGTCGAGGTGACCTTCCTGGATGCTTCTCAGAAAGAAATCAACTTAAGGAATCTCCCAGATAACATACAGAGGGAAACAGAGTTATACCTAAAAGCTCGTGGAGGAAAAGTCAAAGCGGTTAACCCACAAGACGAAGTTCCTATTGGTCGTGTTGTTGATAAAGACGGCAACCCAATGGACCCGGCAACGAGTGATCCTGAGGAATATGAGAATGCTCTTACAGAAGTTGTTAGGCGTGCACTTAAAGATGCAGGACCAGGTGGGGGTGTTGATGCAATCAAAGGAGTCATACGGACTATCTCAGAAGAGAAAGACTTCATCACAATTGCAAGGGCCCTTGCTGGGGAACAAGTAGAGTTTCTTACTAAGGAAGCTAAGATTCCTAAAACATCAGCGGATGAGTTACTTAATCCCAAGCAAAGTGTAGAGAGAATCAACGCGGAGCTTAGTGATGCCTTTGGGGTAAATCCTCACAATGTGCAGAAGATGGTTAAAGAGCTTGAAGCTAAAGGGGAAAAGCTTGAGGGCGTCTTTGATGAAATGCTTAAGGACCAACTTGCAATCAAGATGCTTAACAACATCATTGGGGAGAATGTGCATAACTTAGCTAAGGAGGCCAGCGATCTCCTTAAGAAAACTCAGAAGAATGCAGACCCAGAGCTACTAGACATGTATGATGCTAAGTATGCTCAGGTGCTTCAACAGATGGAGTTAATGGTCAGCACTCAGCGTCTATGGGGACTCTATGGTCGATACCCTTCTTTAGCACTGCTTCAACGTAAGTTTGTGTATGGGGATGTTAAGTCCAAGAGGTTTGATAGCTCACTACAACAACTCCAAGAGCAAAGCATGGAGGCGATCCAGTCTTACAAAGCAGATCGCCGTGGCAGCATGGGCCAACAGAAGCTACTACAACTAATTCTTACAGCACGCACTGCTGATGGGATCGAAGCAGGACTCAACAAGATTGCTAAGCAGTCTATGGGTAAACGTATGTTTGATGTTGTCCGTGAATATTGGATCAACTCGTTGCTTTCTGGTATCTCTACCTTTAACATCAACATGATTGGTTCAGCGATTACCTATGGCCTTCGGACCTTAGAACGGGCAGGAGGTGCCGCATTAACTGGAGACTTTGAGCTTGCTAGGGCAACCCTTCGCTACGCCTTTGACACTCACGCGATCATGGATTCATTTGACCTTGCTGTGCGGGCTGCGAAGTCTGGGGAGGCAATCAGTATTCCTAACTCAAGGCAGTTCGATGATGCTAAAGATAGCATGAACGCAATCCAATCAGACCGTGAAGGTGCCTTTGGGTCTGCTATAAACACCATCGGAACTATCGTAAGGCTACCTTCACGGGGACTCCTAACGGGTGACGAATTGTTTAAGGCGATGTCTTACCGAAGCTACGTGATGACCGAGCTAGCCCTCAAAGGGAAAGAGAAAGGCCTGACAGGGAACCAACTTGGTGAGTATGTTCAAAAAGGTGTGAATGCACACATCACCGAGACCGGGCGTGTCTTTAACGAAAAGAACCTGGTGATGACCGCTAAAGAACTGGCCGATAAGAAAAACCTTAGGTTCTCTGAAAGGGAGACTTTTGTTACTAACTACATCAAAAAACAGAAAGAAGAAAAACGCTTTATTACTGATGATGGAGTAGAAGTTGACTATGGGAACCGAGGGGCGCTTTCGGCCCGCGCTGAGCAAGGCGCAAAGATTAACACGCACACTCAAGATTCAGAAAACAGCATTGTTAAGGGGCTCTCGAATATCATTGTGCAGAACCCTTGGATGACCGCTATCGTTCCGTTTGTAAGAACACCTACCAACATCCTTTCGTTTGGTGTTGAGCGCTCTCCGTTTGGGCTACCTATGCACTTCACGCGGATGATGAGCTCTAAGTATAGAGAGGGATTAGCCAAAGGAACTCGCACAGAACGCGCTGAGATCCGAGGGAAAATGGCTATGTCCGTGGCAACAACCGCATCATTGATCTATGTGCTTGCTAGTCAGGGCTCCTCAAAGATGATTAGTGGTTATGGTCCTCGTGAAAAGAATGCACGGAAGGCTTGGGAGCTAGACAACCAACCTTACTCAATCAAAATAGGGGACAGGATTCACAGCTACCAACGCTTAGACCCAATGGCGACTATGCTAGGGATTGTTGCTGATATTAATGAAGGTCTCGAATATAACGAGTTCGACGAGAAAGACATGGGAACAATCTTCGGAGTGTTGGCCCTTGCGTTCTCAAACAACATTACCAACAAGTCTTATGTCCAAGGAATTGATAATCTATTTAAGGTGCTTAAAGATCCTGTAAATAACACTGAAAGGTTTATTGGTAGCATTGCAGGTGGTTTTGTTCCTAACTTTGCAAACCAAACCATGAACGTCCAAGAAGACAGGCCTCTACGGGAAGTCAGAGGAATCATGGACTACATGATTAAGAGAACACCAGGCTTAGAAGGAAAGCTTCCACCTCGGTATAACTTCTTAGGGGACGTTGAGACCCTTGAGTCTTCAGGAGGATTCAAAGGACTGGTTGATCCAATTTACTCAAAAGATGCCGCAAAGAACATCGTAGACTACGAGATAGGTAATCTCGGTGTTGGCTTTGGGAAACCAGCAACCAAACTCAGGCAAGGCTTTGAGGACTTAGAAATGAGGGACTACTACAACCCAGACACGGGCCAACAAGCGTATGCGAGGCTAATGGAACTTGTAGGGACTAAGAAACTCGGAGGAAAAACTCTAAGAGATCGACTTGCGTTGATGTTCAAGGACAAACGATATCAGGCGATGCCCGATGCAGACCCGAGGGACCCAACGGCATCTGCAAGCCCGAAAGCAAAAGCAATCAGAAGGTTACTCAGCGCCTACAATGCAGCGGCTAAAAAACAAGTCCTGGAAGAAAACCCAGAGCTCTACCAACGCTACGTTGACTCTTACAAAGCCCAGTAACATGAACTCATCATACATGCCATCATTCATTGGATTCACCGGACTCCTTGGGACCCTTACCCTCGAGAGTGTTAACGATGTTGTTGCTATCTGTGTAGGACTAGCAACCCTGACTTACCTTGCCATCAAAATCATTAAGGAACTTAAATAATATGGATAAATCAGATAAACTATACGAACTCCAGGACCTCCTCATCGACGAGTTCTTGATGCGCGTTAAGTCAGGAGAGGCAACAACCGCAGACCTATCGACGGTCCGTCAGTTTCTCAAAGATAACAACGTGAGTGCTGTGGCCACCGATAACTCCCCACTACACGAACTGGTAAACGCACTGCCATTCCATGATGATAATGTAGATCGAATCTTAGACATGACGTCCAATGGCTAGAAATTACAAGAACGAATACAACACCTACCACGCCAAGCCGACCCAGAAGAAACGCAGGGCCGGGCGTAACGCTGCACGAAGGCTGATGATTAAAAAGGTAGGTAGGAATACTTTGAAGGGGAAGGACGTTGATCATAAAGACAGGAACCCCAACAACAACACACGAGCAAACCTAAGGATTCAATCAAAAAGGAAAAATCGCTCAAGAAATGGCTGATATAAAACAAACAGCAGCACAGCTCAAAGACTTCCGTAACTTCCTATACATGGTATGGAAGCAACTTAACCTTCCTGACCCTACACCTATTCAATATGAGATCGCGGATTACATGCAGCACGGAGACAAGCGAGCAGTTATTCAAGGCTTTCGAGGCGTTGGAAAGAGTTGGATCTGCTCTGCTTACGTTGTCCACCAGTTGCTCCTCGATCCCTCAAAGAATATACTTGTTGTCTCTGCTTCAAAAACTCGAGCAGATGACTTCTCAACTTTTACTCTTAGGCTTATCCATGAGATGCCCCTACTTAAGCACCTCATTCCCCAAGACAAACAACGATTCAGTAAAATCTCATTCGACGTCGGTCCAGCCCCAGCGGCCCACGCGCCGTCCGTCAAGTCCCTGGGTATCACATCTCAACTGACCGGGTCTCGTGCAGACATCATTGTTGCCGATGACGTCGAGGTCCCAAACAACTCGGCGACCCAGATGATGCGAGACAAGCTCGGAGAACAAGTCAAAGAGTTCGATGCGATCCTTAAGCCCAACGATGACTCAAAGATAATCTTTCTAGGAACACCACAATGCGAAGACACAATATACCGTCAGCTAACCGAGCGCGGCTACCAGACACGCATCTGGCCTGCTCAGTATGTCACCCCAGACCAAAGCGCTAAGCGTTACGATGGGCACATCGCTGATTGTTGTGTTGATATAGAACAAAAAGGAAGGTCCACAGAACCACTACGGTTCTCTGATGTTGACCTTGCTGAACGTAAAGTATCCTACGGCTCTGCCGGGTATGCTCTTCAATTTATGTTGGACTCAAACCTTAGTGACGTCGAAAAGTATCCGCTGAAGCTTGCGGACCTTATCGTGATGTCCCTTGATAACGAACTGGCCCCAGAACGCCTAGTGTGGGCTCGAGACCCCGAGCTCGAGTGGGACGGCTCAATACCTAACGTAGGGATGACCGGAGACAGATTCTATCGCCCCATGAAGGTGCTTGGTGAACACGTTAAGTATACCGGGAGCGTCATGTCAATCGACCCGTCAGGACGAGGCAAAGACGAGACAGGCTATGCGGTCGTTAAGATGCTTAATGGTTTCCTGTATGTCACGGCGGCTGGAGGGGTCCAGGGAGGCTACTCTGAGGAAACCCTTAAGTTCCTTTCGATGACTGCCAAAGAACACAAGGTCAACGAGATCGTCGTGGAGAGTAACTTCGGGGATGGTATGTTTGTTGAACTACTAAAACCAATACTTCGCAAGGTCCATCCGTGCACCATTGAGGAAGTGAGACACAGCACACAGAAAGAACGAAGGATCATTGATACCCTCGAGCCCGTGATGACAGGCCATAAGCTTGTGGTTGACCCGAAGGTCATTCAGAACGACTACGAGACGACTCAGAGCTATCCTAAAGACCACGCGTTGAAATACCAGTTGATCTACCAGATGACTCGTATAACTCGTGACAGGGGCGCTGTGACGCATGACGACCGCTTAGACGCGCTTTCGATGGCAGTTGGATACTGGGCCGCCCAAATGGCCCAAGACGCGTCAGAACGCATCCTAGAGCGAAAGGAGGACGATCTTAAGATGGAGCTAGAAAAGTATGCAGAGGCATATTATAAAACACGAAAAGGGAGTGAAAACATCCTCACTTGGTAGTAGTTGTAAATGATTCATTATAAATGTCTTATATCAATGATCGTATAGGGGGAGTAAAAAGACTATTGACAAGGCTTAATTTCTCTCTTTAAGTACTCTTAGAGATGACTAAGAGAACACTATATTCTTTAGTTTATTCATTTACAACTATATCTCTTAGATATCTTTAAGATACTCTAAGTAACTTTAAGTATGCCTGATGACCCTCTCGACTCACTCAAAGCCACTCTAGGCGAACATTACGAGAATTATGTGGTTGTTGTGGCTGATACCCGGCACCAGTGCAGAGTCATTTACGACAACTCATTCGCAGCCAAAGGACTGCTCAATGTCGGATTAAATATTGTTGACGAATCGTTCAATTCATATATAGATGGCTTCGAGATTGACTTCGGGTCTTCATCAAAGACTGACGAAGAGTAACCCTGAGTTGGTCTTATGCTCTATATTTGCATTGTGTTGTTCATTAGGCAGGGCTCTTAGTAATCGCTAGGGGCCCTGTTCTATTTTTGGCAAAAAAGTCTGAGAGGGTTATATATACGGAGAGTGTGCCGCATCACCCCGTAGGGCCTCGGCGCGAGCTCAGCGAATCGAAGCGCGAACTTAGCGACCAATGATAGTTTCCTGAAGGAGCTCAGCGATACCCAAAAGCATCAAGGGGAGCCTGGCTGGTCGCTACCGGGGAGAGGTCCTGAAGTTTCGCCAGGCTAGTCGATTGGTAAACCTGGAGGAGCGCTGAGCCCGGCTGGTCGTGGTTGTGTTTGAGTGTTTGTGGGTGTTTTTACGTTTTGAAGAGCTCAGCGATTCCTTAGCGCTCACCAAGCCCTCTCAAAACAACCTTGAGAAATCTCAAATCTTTTCTTGCAAGAATCAAAACGGACTGATAGTAATCTCTTCACTGGCCCAATAATTGGGCTGGCTAAAAAGAATAAAAGATATGGAAAACGTAAGAATAACACTAGGCGGGGGGAACTTTGCAGATGTTCTCGATGCAAATGAATTTGAGCTCGAGCATCTCGAGTTTGATTTTTCTACGATTTATAAAGTAGAGTGGGGCCATCAAGATTTCATAAGAGATATTAAAGATGAGATCTTTGAGGAGACTGGAATGATCTTTGAGCTCGAGTCAAATGATGGCGACGAGGTCCTCACGGGAACACTCCACAAAGGAACAACAACCAACAACAAGAACAAGAACAAATGAACAAAAGAACAAAGACAAAGCAAACTATTCGAGAGATCATCACGGTCCTTGAGGAGCAGCGCTCCACGCTCGCAGACATCCAAGCAGCACTCTTGAGGGCCTCGCATGAAGATGTCATGACCGACATAATCAAGCGCACGGATACTCTCGACTTCAAGTTGATTCAGAAGCGCAACGGGAGGAGGGCATTCAAATGAAACGGACCTTCTCAATGTTTTGGGCAGTCACGGTAAGCCTAACTGCTGCCATGTGGGTGATTATAATTAAACTGATGCTGAAGAAATGAAGAAGCAAAGTCTTACAAAGGTCAGTGATAGTGTTATCCGCAAGAATCTTCGCACATGGCGAGACCGAGCTACCTATCGCGATGCACGCCAAGGTGGTGAATGGTATGATGAAGCGAACGCTCACGCGCAAATGATCGCGCAAGAGGTTGGTTGTGATGTTTGGACTGCTGCTGCTGTTATCAGTGCGCTTAGTCCTATGAACGATTGGGAGCGCAACAAGCTTGACGCGTTGAACTTGGCGCTTGTCCATCATGATGGTGGCAAGCCTGAAGACGTTCGCGTTTGCACATTCAACAACAACAAAGCCAAAGCTTGGGACCTTCTCGAAGGTGACTCAAAAGCTCTTGATGATGGCTCACCAAAAACGTGGGCTTTCGCAAAGAGCATAGAGCTCACAAGAATGGCTCGTTGTGTCGTGATTGATCGTTGGCATATGCGAGCATGCTTAACAAGCTCAACGAAGCGCAAAGCGATTGTGGAAGGGCTCACCAAGCCACAATACAACCGCGTAGAACGTCTTACCATTAGCGAAGCAGACAAGCTCCACGAAGCGCCATCGGTCTACCAAGCGACTCTATGGGTAACCATAAAGCGTTATTGGGAGAAATGAAGATAAACAAAGAAAAACCTCCTTGTGATCGCTTTGGGTTTCCCTTAGCTCTCAACTGGAATATTGTATTGAGGAACCAACTAGAAGGAAAGCCACTTACTCAAGGGGCTTACATAACAACCAACAACAACCAACAACAACAAGAACGAAACAATGAACAAAAGAAGAAAAAACAAAGAAGAAATAGACCACGACAAGAAAAACCTTGAACGACTTGAGAAGCTCGAAGGTCAAAACGCACTCAAGTTGATTGAGGAATTCGCTGAGCAAATGAGCTGGGGCGCAGACATCACTCACGTTTCGTGCGGGATTGTTCTCAAGCTCATGGAGGGCATTCCGTGTCAACTCAAAGATGCTCGAAAGCGCATAAAACAACCTTACGTTGCAGATCAATGGGAGGAAGATTGCACGGCATTTTCTCAATATTCAAAGGAGGAAACAGTATGAACAAACTATTCACTCTTTATGAGTCAAACCGTGCCACCTTTCCGCACATAGCTGATGCGAAGAGATTTATTGAAAACTTTAACTCTCTTCCTTATGAGCTCGAGCCCTTTGAGATTAAAAGGCCAAGCTTGAAATACAGAAGAAGACAAGAAAGTAGTTGGTATTGGATACAAGCAACGCGTCATTTTGAGCATAAAGATTGCACTTGTTTTATTTCTGAATAGCTGACAACAACAAACAAAAACAAGCGCTTAGGGTTTTCTCTAAGCGCTTTTTTGTGGCCTCTTTGCTTTCTCTAATTGACTAGATTTCTCAGCCAGGCCGGATGATAGTAGAGCGTGCCCCGACGATTAGGACTTAGAGCCGAACACAATGAGTGCCAGAAGAACCACGTAGTAAAGTGCTAAGCAAATGGTTGTAGTTGTAGTAAAGAAGTCTTTATTTTTCATAGTGTCTTTAAGTGTCTTATAGATTCTTTAAGATATAGTTGTCTTTTGTTTTAACCACTAAGGACCATTGCTTAGTGATTGCTTAGCGATCTCTTAGAGATACTTTAAGAGCGTGCACCGGGGGTGCGTCAAGAATAAAATTGACAATATGTGTTTTTTACCTAAAAAGGAGTCGTAATGAGCATAAAGTTAATAAAGAACAAAGAAGCAGAAGAAATAAGACGACAACTAGTCGAGGATGAGTGTGCCATGCTTGCCAAGCGCATCAAGCGACTAAGAGACCGCCAAGAATTCATGAAGAAAGCCCTAGAATTGTATGCAGAACGAGCAGGAAAAGGATGTCGTTAAAGAACTTACTCAGGCGGACCTCAACCAAGACATGGTTGACCTCGGCGTTGGTCGGTATCGCGCTCGCATCGAGTCTGCTAAGAAGCGGGAAGCGGAAAGCGAGACGAAATACGGGCAAAGGTTGATCCGGGGAGGGCTCCCGACTTACTCAAAGGCCATCAAAGAGATGGTCGATGGGTGGGACAACAGGAACAGTGCGCTCTGGCAGTTAGGCCTCCGAGAGATGAAGCCATCAGTGATTGGTTTTATTGTGATTAAGGCCGTCCTGGATTGTATTACCCTCAAGAAGAACATGGCAGCAGTGAGTCACTTTGTTGGCTCTCGTGTTGAGGACCAGCACCGCTGTGACTTCCTTGTGAAGAACAACGAGGCCAAGGGAGAGGGAATTGTTTTAGGCGCTCAGCGCCGCCGTGGGGGCCTCCTTAACCAGCGCAGGCACATCAAGAGCTCGATGCGTAACGAGGCCGAGAAGGGCCTTATGCCAGGCTACACGGACTGGAGAAGACGCGACAAGCTTAGTTGTGGTTTGACCTTGGTAGAACTACTCAGGCACGTCACTGGGATCATTGAGTATGTTTACATCCTAGAGAAGGCGGGTAAGAAGCCCACACGCTACGTCACGGCATCGAAGGGCACCCTGGACTGGATCGAGAACTACAACGACGACAAGGAGCTTTTCGAGCCGTTCTGGCTTCCTACCGCTGACGCACCGTTGCCTTGGGATTCAATCTGGGAGGGAGGCTATGACACAGCAGGCACAGCCCTGCCCAAGCTTCCGTTCATCAAGACGTCCAACATGGACTTCCTGAGGACAATTGAGAATGACAAGCTCGAGGTGCCCATGGAGGCCTGTAACCTTATCCAAGGGACGCCATGGGTCATCAATCCGAGCGTGCTGCGTGTTGCCAAGTGGGCCTGGCATAACAACGTGGAGGTGGGTGCCCTACCAAGCAAGGAAGACGAACAACTACCAGAGATCCCGAATGACTTCCACGAGAACGATGATAGTAATCGCAAGTGGCGACAGACCGCCGCTGGGATCTACTCACGGAACGCGAGCACCAAGTCGAAGCGACTGCTCACAAGTAAGATTATCTTCACAGCCGAGAAGCTCAGTGCCTCTCGGTTCTTCTATCCGAGTCACTGTGACTTCCGAGGGCGCGTGTATAACATTGCGTCGTCGCTGAGTGTCATGGGGAACGACCTGTGCCGGGGGCTCCTACAGTTTGCCCGGACAGAGCGACTGGCCAACGCCAACGATGCCAAGTGGCTTGCCGTTGCCGGGGCGAACGCGTGGGGAAACGACAAGGTCACACTGGACGAGCGGTGGAAGTGGTCGGAGGCGTTCACCAACGACGCCATCAAGATCGCTAAGAACCCTGAGCGTGAGTTGTTGTGGACGGAGGCAGACAAGCCATGGTCTTTCCTTGCCTGGGCGAACGAATGGGCAGCCTACAAGCTTAACGGTAAGATCAACAGTGCGCTCCCGGTGAACATGGACGCGTCCAACAATGGCCTACAGATCCTTTCTATGCTGACGCGTGATCCGTATGGGATGGAAGCGACGAATGTTCTACCGACAACCACACCTCAGGACATCTATGGGGTTGTTGCGGCTAATGCCGTTAAAACTTTAAAGGCCCAGGCCGCTACCGGGGATGAACTGGCGCGTGCTTGGGTTGGCTTTGGGATAGATCGGGTCAGCTGCAAGAGGCCAGTAATGTGCTATTCGTATGGGCTCACTCCGTATTCTAATCGTGCATACATTAACGAATGGTATGACGAACAGATCCACGGTAAGAAGCGAGAGAAGCCATTCAGTGACGACAAGCGCTACTACGCTATCCACATGCTTGCTGAGCATGTTTGGCGAGGCATTGAGTCGGTCCTAGAGAAGCCAAAGGAGTGCATGGACTGGTTCCAAGATTGCACTCGGCTGATTGCCAATGAAAATCGTGCGTTGTCGTGGGTATCACCTACCGGGTTCCCTGTGCACCAAGAATACTACAAGGTTCACAACCAACAAGTAAACACATACATCAGTGGGAAGGCAACGTGCGTAAAGTTTCGCGAGGACGACGATGAGATCATCAGTCGAAGGAGAATGGTTAATGGTGCATCACCTAACGTAGTGCATAGTCTGGATGCATCAGCCCTTCACGAGACTGTGGTGCGTGCCAACAAGAACCATGGGATCTATGACTTTTCGTTTATCCATGACAGTTATGGGACCCACTCAAACAAGTGTGACCAACTTTCTTCGACATTGCGTGAAGTTTTTGTTGACTTCTTTTCGCGTGATCTGTTGAATGAATGGCGCACGCAGTTAACGGAACAACATCCAGACTTAGATTTCCCGGTGCCACCAGAGTTTGGTGACGCTGAGATAAACAAGATAAAGGAGTCAACATACTTCTTTAGCTAACCAAAAACAACAAAGACAAAAAAGAACAATGAGTAAAGTAATTGTAACACCAGTAGGGAAGGCCGTATATCCACACCTTCAAAACCCTGACACTCGCTTCAATGATAATGGAGTTTACCAGTGTCGCTTGCATGTTGACGAAGCTGGCTTTAACGAGTTCAGCGCCCAGATTAATGAGCTCTATGAAAAGGCTTATAAGGCTGAGTGTGCTACCAAAGACGGTAAGGTCAGGAAGGCAACATCAAACCCGCTCAGAGTCACCGACGAGGGAAGCTTTGAGATCTACGCCAAGCAGGACGCAATGAAGCAGACGAAGACAAAAGGTCTTCTTCAGTTTCGAGTGGCTGCTTACAACGCCAAAGGGACCAAGATCCAAATGCCTGCTGTTGGTTCTGGTTCTGAATTGAAGATGGCAGTCGAGCCGCACTTCTGGAACGTCTCGAGCCAAGGCTTTGGGATGACCCTGCGCTTGCGTAGTGTTCAAATCATTGACCTGAAGGAGTTCTCAGCCGACGATAAACCATTCTCTTCTGTTGATGGTTTCTCTGGAGGCGAGGCTTTCACGAATGAACTGACTAATGATGAGACGCCGAAGGTATCACAAGAGGCCGACGACGACGCCTTTTCGTTCTAAACTCGAGGAACGTGTAGCCCTGGCCCTTAAGGGGGCTGGGGTTGATTACACCTACGAGAGTCAGAAGCTAAAGTTTACGAGGGTCTGCACCTATACTCCTGACTTCATACTGCCTAGTGGTATAATGTTGGAAGTTAAAGGTTACTTTGAGCCCTCGGATAGATCCAAGCATCTACTAGTTCGCAAGCAGCATCCGCAAGTTGACCTTCGTTTTGTGTTCCAGAACGCAAACCTAAGGCTCAACTCAAAGAGCTCGACAACTTATGGTGACTGGTGTGACAAGCATGGATTCTTGTGGTGTGCACAAGCAATACCAAAAGAATGGCTGAACCTACCGCCTTGTTGAATCATCAACCCTGCCCCGATTGTGGGAGCAGTGACGCATTAACAATAAACGAAGACAACTCCACTAAGTGCTTTTCTTGTGGAGTTTTTAAACGGGGAGACTCTGAACAACCTCCCATGATAGTAATGGACAACACAAATAAAACTACGCCCTTTATTGAGGGTGACTACCAAGCCCTCGAATCCCGAGGCATCGACGAAGCTACCTGCCGTAAATACAGGTATCAGGTCGGTAACCACAATGGCAACAAATGCCATATTGCAAACTACTACGACATTGACGGGCAGAAGATTGCCCAGAAGTATCGCTACGCTAACAAAGAGTTCCGGTGCTCAGGGAAGCCTGACCACTTCTTCGGGCAGAACATCTGGGCTAACCCTACGCCAGGCTTTAAGATTGTTGTAACTGAAGGGGAAATAGACGCGATGTCAGTCTCCGTGGCTACTGGGGGTAAATACCCTGTTGTTTCACTTGGCGCTGGCTCACAGTCTGCCAAGGCGATGTTTAAGCGTCACCTTGAGTGGCTCTCGGGCTTCAAGGAGGTAGTCCTTATGTTTGACATGGACGAGCAAGGCCGTAAGGCAGTCGAGGAGGTGGCCCATCTTTTGCCTGCTGGCAAGTGCAAGGTTGCTCACCTTCCTATGAAGGACGCTAACGATTGTTTGGTGAACCGTAACAAGGCAGCAATCATCGATGGGATCTTTGACGCGAAGCTTTGGAGGCCTGATGACATCCTGGCAGGCGCTGACATCTATGACAAGATCTCGGAGCACCAGAACGTGGAGGCCCTTGAGTATCCCTTTGAGGGACTTAACAAAATAACACATGGCCTAAGGCACTCTGAGATCGTCACGTTGTGTGCTGGTAGTGGTATTGGTAAAAGCCAAGTGTGCCGGATCATCACGCACCACCTCATGAAGACAACTGACAAACGCATTGGCTACATTGCTCTTGAAGAGTCGGTAGAGCGCACAGCATTGTCGTTGATTGGATTGGAGATGGGTAAGTGCCTTCACCTCGAGCCGTTTGAGCGGGACGATGAGTTCAACGAGGCCTTCAAGGCAACCGTAGGCAATGGTCGTTTTTACGTTTACGATCACTTTGGTAGTCTGGCTTCGGACAGTTTGCTTAATCGGATTCGCTTCATGATCAAAACGTATGACGTTGACTTCGTGGTGCTTGACCATATCAGCATTGTTGTTAGTGGTATTGGTAACGGGGACGAGCGCAGGCTTATCGATAACACAATGACTGCACTGCGTTCACTTGTTGAGGAGACGAAGGTCGCCATGTTACTTGTGAGTCACCTAAAGCGTCCTGAAGGCCGAGGCCATGAAGACGGAAGGGCAGTCAGCCTGTCTGACCTTAGGGGCTCCCAAGCAATAGCTCAACTAAGTGACATGGTTTTGGGACTGGAAAGGTCTCAGCAAGCCGAAGAGGTGGAGGACCGTAACAAGACAACTGTGCGAGTCCTTAAGAACCGCTTCAGTGGTGAGACTGGCATTGCCTGCACCCTGGCCTACGACAACGAGACGGGTAACCTCTCTGAGTCACACCTTATTGAAACCAACAACCCATTTTAAAACGATGAATGAAGAATTTTTAGAACAACTTGAGAAGTTTAGAGATGCACTAGAAGATATTCCTTATCCTGTTTGGTGGGATGCAGTGTTTGACGTTATCTTAAATGGCAGGAATCAAAACAATGACTACTGGCATGACCCTATGTATTGGGAAGGACCTAACGACGAGTATTTTAGTGGAAAGGAACACGAGCTTAGTAACAAGGCAGATTCCTATGAGTATTACTTAGGAATACAAGCCGCTGCAATTCTAACTCAATACGAAAGGAGACCAAAGAAATGAACACTGCTGTATTTGACATAGAAACAAACGCCATCAAGGAGTGGAAGACTCTGGGTGGCCTCGAGGTTGTTCATTGTATTGTCATCATGGACAACGAAGGGACTCACCGTTACCGGAACAACTCTGAGATGGACACGATCCCGGAGGCCCTTGAACGACTCGCTAAGGCTGACTGTCTGGTGGCACACAACGGCATTGGGTTTGACCTACCAGCACTTAAGAAGCTGTATGGTTTTACCCATGACTGTGTGATCGACACGATGGTCCTTGCCAGGCTCAACCACCCTGACCGAAAGAAGGAAGACTGGACCGAGGCGAAACTCCCAACCTTCCTACGAGGCTCGCACTCGTTGAAGTCTTGGGGCATGCGCCTTGGCGTCCACAAGGACGACCATGGTGCCACCGAGTCTTGGGAGCGCTGGAGTGAAGCGATGGAGGACTACTGTGTTCAAGATGTAGTTGTGAATGAAGCCCTCTTTACCTACCTCATGCAAGACAGAACGCCCACTGACCAAGACCTAGTGCTTGAGATGGACTTTGCGACGGCTATTCGCCAGCAAGAGTGGAACGGGTTCCCGTTTGACCTTGATGCGGCCGATCAGCTCCTACAGAAGCTTATTGTTCGGAGAGCTACCCTCGAGGAGGATCTACAACAACTATTCCCTCCGAAGGTCATTGCCACTAAGCGCCCGTGGTGGGTCACTGATGACATGAAGCAATGGGAGACCAAGAAGGAAGCCCTTGCCGCTGGCTACAAGGCCGCTGAGATCGAGAAGGGAGCGATGAGGACCAAGTCGGTGCCGTTCAATCCTTCATCACGAGACCAGATCGCAGAGCGCCTCATGGCTGACGGATGGGACCCTAAGTATTACGAAGGGAAACGCCCAGCCATCAATGAGCCTGTGCTCCGAGAGATCAACAGCCGGAAGAGCCTGGCGCTCCTTGAGTATCTGTTGGTGGCTAAGCGACTTGGTCAACTTTCTGAGGGCCGCCAAGGCTGGATGAAGATGGTCCACAACGGGCACATACACGGCTCAGTGAATACGGGAGGCACCGTCAGTGGCCGATGCAGTCACCAGGCTCCGAACATTGCTCAGTGTCCTTCAGTTTCTGCCGAGTATGGCTACGAGTGCCGTTCGTTGTTTACGGCCCCTCCAGGTCGTGTCCTTGTGGGTTGCGATGCGTCCGGGCTCGAGTTGCGAATGCTTGCCGGATACCTCCACAAGATTGACAACGGACGCTACACCAATGAGATCCTTAGTGGTGACATCCATACGGCTAACCAAGAGGCCGCTGGCTTACCTGACAGAAACTCAGCGAAGTCGTTTATCTACTGCCTGATTTATGGTGGTAGTGATAGTAAGTTAGGGGAAGTAATCGGGGGCACCTCGGCTGACGGTAAGCGCCTTAAGTCCGAGTTCTTCCGTAAGATGCCTGCAATCAAACGCCTGCGTGATGCCGTGCAGGACAAGGTCAAGGGCTACGGGTTCCTTAAGGGACTTGACGGACGTAAGCTGCCTTGTAGGTCCCCTCACAGTAGCCTCAATCTTTTGTTACAGTCGTCTGGGGCGGTGTGCATGAAGCAAGCCCTTGTGCACTTTGTCGAGGACATGAAGGACGAGGACTACCTTATGCACGCTAACGTCCACGATGAGGTCCAGTTTAGCTGCCCTCCCAACAAGGCCCACGACTACGGACAACGGTTTGTAAATGCCATCAAGAAAGCTGGCGAAACTCTTAACCTCCTGTGCCCACTAGATGGAGAGTATAAGATCGGAACTAATTGGGCTGAAACACACTAAAAATATGAAACTAATAATAGACGGAGACATGCTCCTTTATCGCTCAGGGTTTTCCTGTGAGGTCGAAGTGCGCTGGGACGATGACATCTGGACCTTACAGTCCAACGAAAACGAAATGAAAGGTCACTTTGATGTGGCCCTGAGTGGCCTTGTGAAACTCATTGATCCTAAAGCAGAAGTGGTTGTGGCATTCTCTGATAAGGAGAACTACCGCTACGACATCTTCCCAGCCTACAAGGCCAACCGGAAGAACACAAGGAAACCACTAGGACTTAATGCCCTGCGTGACTGGGCCATTGAGAGCTACGACTCACGAGTGTTCCCACGCCTCGAGGCTGATGATGTTTGTGGTATTATGTGCACCAACGACAGGGACTGTGTGGCTGTAAGTGGCGACAAGGACTTTGGGACCTTACCGATCCGTTGGTTCAACATGAATACCAGAAGGATGAACGATGTCACCGAGGAGGAGGCAGACAACTTCCACCTTATCCAGACGCTTGCCGGGGACGCCACCGATGGCTACGGGGGAGTCAAAGGGATCGGCGTTAAGACTGGCCAAAGGCTCCTCGACAAGAAGGGATACACCTGGGACACTGTTGTTGAAGCATACGAGAAAGCAGGACTCACCGAGGATGATGCCTTAGTGACCGCCAGGCTCGCTCGGATACTACGTAACACCGACTATGATGGTGTTGATATTAAACTGTGGGAACCAAAACGATGAGAAAACTAACACCTGAAGAGATTGTTCTTCCCGACTCTGGGGAGCGCAGCGAATTCGATACGGGCGCAGTGCGAGACGCTATGCGCGGCAAAGGGATGCCTAGCTGCATTCCTACCGGGGCACTACGGGCAGTCGCTCGGCGCTTCGAGGACGGGGCCACCAAGTATGGACGAGACAACTGGTGCAAAGGGATTCCTTTGTCACGCTATGTTGATAGTTTGTATCGTCACTTGTGGTCGTATATGGATGGGGACACCTCAGAGGACCATGGTGGTGCAATCATTTGGAATGCTATGTGCCTCGTTGAGACCTCTGAGATGATCAAAGACGGGGACCTTCCAGCCGAACTCAACGACATAGACAAAGACGTATGAGCTTATATGAATCTACTGATAGCTTCCCAGGGATACCTCTGAGCGTCTTAGAGGCCCTTGAGGAGGCATATCCCAAGAAGGACTTTGGTCCGACGGCTTCACTGAGACAACTGGACCACCACTACGGGCAGCGCTCAGTGATTGTGTTCCTTCGTCAATTGTATGAAGAACAAAACCGTAATATTCTCAACAATACTAAAATAAGATAAGCCATGTGTATGTCCGCTCCTAAGATGCCAGCCATTCCTAAACCGCCCGCACCGCCTCCGCCACCCACCAAGGTCGCGCAGAAGGTCGAAAGTGCTCGGATGCAAAAGCGCACTAAGGGCCCTCGTGGTCGTTCTTATCTTACTATCCCTAGATCTTCCGTGTCTGCCCCCAAGGGTGGAGTCGGTGTTAATGTATAAATAAAACCATGCCTGAAATTAAAACAATCGGAACTGTGTCTCGCGATGTGACTAGCGCCGCTGATATCGACATGACCTGGAATGGTAGCTCTGGAATGTTCGCTGTTATCGGCACATTCGGATCTGCCCAAATCAAGCTCCAACATAAGCTTGCGGACTCCTGGGTTGATATTGGTGAAGACGTTACGTTCACTGACGACGGCCAAGCACTGTTCACTACGGCCTCGAAAGAGCTCAAAGTTGACCTTAGTGCTGCCCCGACAAACGTAGACATCATTGTCGCGCCTGTCGCTGATAACAAAGCATTCTAATAATGTCTCTTACCCGATCACTAACACGCCCTCTGACTCGTAAGATAAGTCGAGCAGACCTTACCCAAGGATTCGGAGGTAGCTTTAGCCCTTTTGCGCTAGACCCTTACCTTTTGTTTGACGCGCGTGACTCGATGGTCGGGACCCTGGAGAACCCAACGCTCGACTTGAACCCGGCGTTACCTGAGACACTCGACGTTATCACAGCGACCCGCGCAGGAATCGCGACCTACACAGACCCCAACGGTAACATAGCGACCGCCAGTGCTGACACGGTGCGCGTTGATTACACGCAGGGAGCCGAGTTGACTCCGACGAAGTTTCAGCGGTTTGTGAATACTGAGTTTGACCAAGCATACTGGTCGTTTAGCTCGCAGATGGGAAATCCGGTTTACAATTATGACACTGCTCCGAATGGAGAGCAGGAAGCCACCAGAATTGTATCAAACGGAGGTTCTTATCCTCAAATCGTTGAGACTATAACAGGCTTAACTGTTGGACAGGAATACACCGCGAGCTTTTATGTTAAATCTGATGGGACTTCACAGATTCAGCAGGCCACTCATTTTACAGGACTTTCTGGCGGTATAGGTTTTACACCGACAGATAATTGGGAGCGAGCAAGCTACACTATAACGGCTACTGCTACCACGCATAATTTTGTTATATTCACAAACAGTGGTTCTGCTCCTGCTTCATCATATCTTATTTGGGGGCCCCAAGTCGAAGAAGGCACAACCGCGAGTTCCTTCGTGGAGAACACAACGGGAAGCCCGAAGTTTATCACGGGTGCGACCTACGGGCCGCGAGTGCCGATGATACTGGTGGAGCCGAGTGCGACGAACTTGGTAGAATCATCGGACATCAACTCGGATTGGGGTTTTTATTCAAACGATTCAACTATTACCCAACACACGAGTGATTTAGGAGAAATAAACGCTTACGTTTTATCGCGAATAGGGAGTAACCAGAAAACGAGCTTGCAGCACGGTGACATAAGCGGAGGCTCAACGACAAACGCAACCGCTTCTTTGTTCTACAAAAATATAGGGGAAGCGCGTTTCTTCCAGTTCTGGGATACTAATCTGAGCGGCAATAACTTCGTAAACGTTGATACCATAAGTGATGCATTTAACGCATCTGCGGGGTCAGCTAAAATAACTAACCTTGGGAATGGTTGGAGGCGACTTGAATGGACGCGCCCCGATAGCGCCTCACAGAGCTCTGGCAAAATTAGGTTGAGCCTTGCTGACTCGTTAGGAGACTCCAGAAATTCAAATTTCGCAGGAACAGGAGGAATCGCTTTTGCGGGAGTTCAGCTTGAAGAAGGCGACGTAGCAACATCGTTCATCCCCACATCAGGCTCCACCGTGACGCGAGCCGCTGACAACCTTGTGATTTCCGGCAGTGACTTTAGCGGATTCTTTAATGCAAGTGAGGGGACGGTTTACACTGAGTTTGTGCCTACTCAAGCAAGTGCTGGCCGTTATGTATGGTCAATAAATAATGGAACTTATTCCAGCCGAACGTTCCAAAACATACTATCCAATCTTCAGCTCACGAATACTTACCGCATCAATAATTCGGATTCTTTTTTGCAAACAATTACGACTCATAACGTTTCGCCTAATGAAATTAATAGAACGGCGTTTACTTATAGTTCAGACCTTTTTCAAAGTTCTATTGATGGGAACAATTCTTCATCGAACAGCGGCGCAACTACTAGTGCCTTCAATAAGCTTAACCTTGGAGCGACAGCCGTTAGCTCAGACATTAACACCTATGCGCTTACAGGTCATGTGAAACGCCTAATCTACTGGCCTTATTCGTCTGACCGTCTCTAACTTTATATTTAACAAATGGCACTCAATCTATCAACCCTGACCAGCCCAGCGAACAGTTCTGTTCTTGAGGAGGTAAATACAACAGCCGATTTTCTGGAAAGCGTCCCTGTTTTTCGCAATCTTTCTAGAGGGAGCAACAAGGGCGGCGATGCGAAACAAGACGTGGCACTCAATCAGCCCAAGGCGTTGCCGCTCGCTGCCAATGGTAAAGGCTATTGTTATCTTCCGGTCACCACTGGAAACGCTCCGGGTGTTACTTTTCCTGCTATTGGAGTTAACGATAACTTTGTGTTAGAGATGGTGGTTTATATTGTGAACGTGGAAGATTTCCATGTCGTCTCTGGTTCTAACAGTCACAGAATTTTGATTTACAGCCCCAGCGGAGTCCCATCCTTTCAATATCGCGATGGTTCAAACAACAATAACGCAGCCCTAAGCGGCTCTCTATCGGCGGGCCTAAGCACTCTCAGGTTTGAAAAAACAGGCAGCACTTTGGTATTTAAGCAGAACGGGGCGGTAAAAGGAACTCTTAATAATATTACAGCAGCCCCTACGTTTACGCACCTTAGTTTTAATGGTCAGTTCTCAACGTCTCGACTCCCGCTTAACGGATACATTCAAACCTGTACGTTATCTATCGGCGGCACTCAGCAACTTAACGTTGACTTCACGGCCACCAACGTCCGCCACGGTGACACCAAGTTCAAATGCGCGACTGGCCAAGTGGTAACAATCAATCAATCCGGCAACGACCCAGCGACGATTATCAAGAAGCCGGTGTTGAGGTTTGATGGAAGTGATGACTTCATGAAGGGAGTGTTTGGCCAGACAATTAATGGTGGTTACATGTTTATGGCCTTTAGTGTGCTTGGTGATGGAGGTAACTCAAGCGGCAGAGTGTTCACTGTTAGTTCAAACGGGGTCACAGACACAGCTTCAAGTGGCGCACTTTTTTCTTACAGAGGCGGAGTAACTAGTGATTTACAAAGTTACTTTGCCGGTGCTATCAGAAATACACAAAGTGGTATGTTCGACGATTCAAACGGCGATATATTGCATGAAGCTTTGATAAAAAACGGAAGCCAAAAAGGTGGAGTCAACAACGCAAACTTTTTAAATACTACTCTTTCAACTACCATCGACGCTGAAGAGTTTAATATTTCGTGTAATCCAACTGACACTGAGGCGCGGAACACCGCCATAGACCTCGAATACCTCGCACTCTTCCCTGCGTCCATCACCGATGCCCAAGCTGACGACGTTCGCAACTACATCAATAACCGGAACAACGTGTTTGATCTCAAGGACGGCTTTGGGTACTACTTCTTTGACCCTCAGATTTTCCCTATTGCTTATCCTGCTGCCTTTGTGAGCTTTTGGGGTGGTAATATTGTTGGTTCAGATAATACACTTAACGCTTCTGTTAGCCAATCTGTAGTCAACCACCGACCAACACGGGATGGCTACAAGGTTACATTTAACGACAACGGTGACCACCTTGTGGTTGCAAGTCCACTGTCAGGAGGGCAAGCTGGCTGGCAAATCGTAGGCACGTCACTCGGAACCTTTGCGTATCGCGTGAATGCCAATGCGGTCACTGAGCTGAATCTTTTGGGTAACTTAGGTAACGCATCGTATCGCAAAACTGGTGATTTGTATGGTATTATATTATTACCAGAATCGGCAACTGGTGCAGATATTGAGGCGGCGCGTAAATTGTTAATCGACCGAGGCGCGGCAGACGGCGTGACCGGCACAAGCCTTTCTCAGTATTTTAGAGAGCGAGCTGACATTGTAGATTTTCATAACGTAGATACATCAAATATTTCGTCCTTAACCAGCTCATGGTCTAACTGCTCCTCCCTTACATTCTTCCCCCTGCTCGACTTCTCATCAGGAACGAACTTTTACCAAACATGGTTTAATTGCTCCTCCCTTAAGTCCTTTCCGTTAATTGATGCTTCATCAGGAACGAACTTTTACCGAGCATGGCGGTCTTGCATATCCCTCAATGATTTTGCAGCTATCGACGCTAGAAATGGGACTTCTTTCCAAGAAGCATGGCAAAACTGCTCGTCCCTAACGTCATTCCCGGCTGGCGCAAAGCTCGGCACGGAGGCGAACAATGTGAACTTTACGAGCGCATGGCAGCAAAGTGGACTCACTTCGTTTAGCACTCCGTTACCTACTGCGACAAGCGTGAATCAGGCATGGCATCAGTGCGCTTTGCTCACAAGTTTTAGCTCAGACCTGTCGGCAGTGACTACCGCGAACTACGCATGGTTAAGCTGCACGTCACTCACTAGTTTTGATACGCCTCTGCCATCAGCGACTCAAATGCTCCTCGCATGGTATAACTGCTCCTCACTCACAAGTTTTAGCTCAGAGCTTCCCTCAGCGGTTAACGTGAATCAGGCATGGTTAAACTGCACGTCACTCACAGATTTCTCAGCCGATGTCTTTGCTAACTGGAATCCATCAAGCATAACAACAGGAGTCTTCAACTTAGCATGGGACGGCTGCGTGGCACTCACGGCCCAATCGGTCGAGAACATCCTGACATCCATCGACACATCAGGCCAATACGCAACGTCTACCGGAGCATCTGGTGGCTCGGCTTTGGCTGACGCTGGCATCGACATCGACTACAATACAGCCACTGGTTCACTCAGTGCCGCGACGAACACCGCAGTAACATCACTCAAGTCCAAAGGCTGGAGCATCATTGTTAACAACGTAACACTTTAAGTAATGACAGACGAAACTCATCGATTCTTCCGCTTCAGCAACGAGGCATCCTACGAGCAACTCACAGCCGCTGGTAACACCGCAAGGAACTTACCAGACGGCAACGGAACTGACAGGTGGTTAGCACTGTGGGATAAGACTTTCTTAGACCCAGAGACCAACAGCGACAGGTTGTATTGTGTTAAGCGCAGTGGTATCCTTGAGACCGACGACTTTGACCTAGAGGGTATCGAAGAGATTAACCTTGAGACCTACCTTCAACGCCTACGCTGGGAGCCACCTATCGAAGAAGACCTAGAGATGGAAGATGAGTTAGAACTACTAGACCTACCTGACTAATGGACGAACAACAAGAACCACTTACAGAAATCGAACAGTCACGCGCTGACACAGGGTTTCGTTATTACGTCGTCAAACCCGACGAACTCTACACGGGACTTGTTGCAGCCGTAGACTCTGACCGTGGGTATCCGAACAAGCAAGGCACAACACTTACCGGACTACCACCTGTGGCTAACCTGGCTGAAGCTACCGACGGCTCAGGGCGACTTATAGCCATCGACTGCTGGAGATTCACCGCTAACGATGACGCGATGCTTGAAGATGCCGAGGGTGTCCAAGAGCTTACTCAACTAGAATTTTTATCAATCAAACCTCAACCCGAGGAACTACTTTAACAACAATAACACATGCACGTCGAGACAGCACAGCAACTCTATACCACCCTAGAAGG